TTGCAATATTTTCTGCAGTATCTTGCGCATTAAACAATATTGTTCCAACTGAAGTTGGAAACATATCAACAAACTTAACACGAAAATTCGCATTATTTTTGTTTGTAAAGAGTGTGAGTATAGAACTGGAATATTGTGGTTTTGCTTTTTCTCTATTTCGAATAAATGGAGTTTTTGCTTGTCGTTCTAACCCCAGATATTCTTTAAAGTCTGTAGGAAATGTCATGGCTCGAATCCAGTCATGAATTTCTGTCCAGTTGCGCATATCTTCGTCAACTAGAAAAGTGATATTAAATGTATCATAGATCATCTTCTCACCAGGAACATATAGATCGATAAATGGTGTCACTCTCGGAATTTCAGTCAATGAAACTCCTGGCACATTTGCTGCTTGACAATAGTAAGTTGCACCTGGTAGGCGATCAAAGGTTACTCTAAATTTTGTACTTTGAAGTAGATCTGTATTTGTTGGTGTTCGAGTCAATGCTGACATTTAGTTTAATCCTGAAACAGAAACATTTATAATATTTAGTTGAAAAAAAAGGGAGGCTTTTTCAAGCCTCCCTTAATCGTATTGCCTTTCGGCAAAACTTTTTCTAGCACATCAATTATTGGTTGATGTTTAGAACAACAAACTTACGATAGTAAACGTTTGTGTCATGTGCTAGAGCACCAGTACCAGCGCCAGTTGCGAAAGGATTTGCAACGAGACCATAACGAGTCTTGAAGCCAATCTTTGGCTGGTAGGTTTGTGGGTCAACTGCACGAACCATCTGTAGAGGAACATATGGGCAGTAGAAGAGACCAGCGTCATAAGCGTTGGTGCCCTTATATCCTACTACACAATAGTCTGTACCAGCAACAGAATATGGATCAACATATACCTTGATGCGTCCGAATAGGGTACCTGCGAAGGTATTGCCTGTATCGTCAACAGTTAGGTTTGTTTGACCAGCTAGTGCTGAATTATAGTCAAGAAGACCTGTCATTGCGAGAGCTGATGCAACATCGGTTGAAAGGATAAGCATGTTGCCCTTGCCACGACGAGTGTCTTTAGCAATCTTATTTGCTGCTCTTTCGATTGCGAACAAGAGTGACTTGTACTTCTCAACCTGCCAGCGACCGCTTGTGTCAGATGCAGATGAGAGGTTGAAGACATTACCCGTTGCACTGTTTGTGATACCTGCATTCGCAGTTGCATAAACAGTACGAACAACTTCGCGGTTGATTTCAGCAAGAATTTCAGTTGACAAGATATTTGTCAATTCTGTTTCTGCGTCGAGACCGTGGATTGCCTTGAGGTCTTGTGCAAGTTCTAGCGTGTAAGATGCTTGCAAACCGCGTGTATTTGCTGTAACAGCAACGCGATCGATTTGGAAGCCCATTTGTGCTAGGTTTGCAGATTCGCCGAAGGTTGTTGAGAATCCTGGACCAGTGTTATCTAGACCGAAGATTGATGAGTTTGCATTACCTGGATTCACTGACAATGTTGACTGTGTTCCAGAAGCAGCATTACCTGAGTGACCAGTATTTGCTTCATTGAACAATGCTTCACCAGCACGTGCTGTTGCAGATGCGAAGGTTGAACGCATTGCGAAGATCAAACCTGTTGGACCAGTCATTGGCTGAACGCCGCAGATGTCATAAGCCATTAGGTTTGGAAGAGCACGACGAACCAAACCGATTAGGATTGGATCGAAACCCTTGATACCGCCTGTGCCAGATGAAAGTCCTGATGGACCGTCCATATTGTTTGGTAGACCGCCGCCAGAGACAGTGCCTGCTTCCCATAGGTTTTGCATGGAACGTGATTCTTCCATTAGGGCGCGTTCTTGGTTCTCTAGAACAAGTGCAGTAACTGCACGCTTGTAAGGATCTGTGATCTTTGGGAGTTCTGAGTGATCAAGGACTGGAGCCCACTTTTTTGCATATGTTTCGTTAAGATACATGTTATAACTCTCCTGAGTTTTTAGTTTAAATTAGGCTTTTGGAGCCGTTTTTGTGATTGCATTTACATAATGTTTCATCATACCAGATGCTTCAACTACTTCTGGTTCTTCAACAGCTGTTTCTTGAAGGACCTTTACCTCACTTGTCATTTTCTTTGATGGGAAGTAGTTCTCGCGAATTACTGCGAGCTTATTATTAAAATCACCCTCTGTGGTGAACTCCATGCCCTCTGCGAGCGATTTCATTTTGCCGACTTGTACTTCGGTTAGACCTTCACAAATCTTGCGAATTGCTTCGTTTTTATTTGCAACATTAAGTTTTTCAACAAGGTCAGCCTTTTCTGCAGCAGCTGCAGTCATTGCTTCTTCTAGTTGTGCAACTGTCATTGCAAGTTCTTCAGCAACATCGACCTTCTCTTCTGGAATTTCGATGTAGTGCTCTGTAAATAGATTCTTCAAGCCATTGATAAAGTCTTCGACAAGTTCTGCGCGGAGACCTGTTTCAATTGCAACTTGATTTTCATTAACCCACTCTTCGACTGCATAGCTGAGATACTCATCAACCTGTGCAGACATTTCGTTCTTGATTTCTTCGATGGCTTCGATGAGCACTGCGTCATTCTCTGAAAGAACATCTTCAACAATTGACTCAACTCGTGATTGTACAGCTGCTTCAAAAATTGTTGTTGCTTTGACGCGGAAGTCTTCAGATAGAGACTCACCGTTGAATAGAGCATCGACATCTTCTCTCATTGAGCCGCGATACTTTTCAACCATCTCTTTCTTCATCTTCATCTTCATTTCTTCTTCGTCTTCTTCCTCTTCTTCTTCCTCGTCTTCATCATCTTCAGACTTGGCTTCTGGAAGGAGAGTCTCTTCTTCTTCAGAGTCTTCGAGAATAGTTTCTTCTTCCTCTGTTTCTTCTGTTTCTTCACCCAAACTTGGATCCATGTTACCAACTACTGGTGTTGCAAGACCTGAAGACTTGACTGAATTCATTTTCTTGTCGCCTTCGGCTGATACTTGACCAGGCTTTGGCGCTTCCTTTGTGGCAGCTGCAGCCTTTTTGCCAACTTCATCGCCTTCTGGCTTTTCGTTTGTTGTGCCGCCTAGATCATCCATTTGGGTAGCAAGTGTTTGCATTGGTTCCTTGCCTGCATTCATTGATGCTCTTAGAATTTCAGCAGCAGATTCTGATAATGTTTTTGACATTTTAGTTAAACTCCTAAAGAAGTAATATTATTTATAAAATTTAAAGTTTTGACACAAAATTCTCAAAGATCTTCAATGAGATTTCGTCAATTTGCTTTTGCTTTGCGTTCTTAATTTGTTCATAATATGCGTTAACGTCAATTTCTTTGACCTTACCGTTATCCCACACCCACTCTTTATTTTCCATAATACCTTGAACGAAAGCACCTGGTGCGGACGGATCCGCCACGATATCTGCCGCTGTGGCTAGATAATAATCGTCTTGTACCACATTAACACCGTTCACTTCTTTAAGTGAACCCATGCCACGTGATGATACACCAAGAGTTGCACCGCCTTCCATAAGGGACTTGGCAATCTTACCCATTGGTGTTTCAAGAATTTTTGCCTTACCGATCCACTGATTACCTTCTTGCTTTAAAGAAGTGATTAAGTGTGATACTCGGTCTAGATTGATTGATGGTGAATCTGGATGACCCAATTCGCCGAATGCGCGATTCTTAGTTACATACTCTTCGTTGTAACGATTGACTTCTTTTGCAAGAGTGTCAGTCTTATACATACGACCGTTGCGATTCTTAGTTTCTGCAACAAGAAATGGACCTGAAATGTAAAGTGTTTTAACACCGTTCTTTTCTTCGGTGATTAACTTTACTGATTCGATTGTCTCTGTAATCAATTTCATTTTAGATTCCTAGTGATTGTCTACGACGCAATGATCGTTTTCTTTTAATTAATGATCTTGCTAATTTAGCTCTTCGCTTAACTTTACCTTTACGCTGCGCAATACGGCGACGCAAACGTTCAGAGGCTGTCATTCTTGTTAATTTACCACCACGAATTGTGTAACCTTTTACACCTGAAACAACTTTACGCCTTTGAACTTTACCACCACGAACGCGAGCCTTAACGAGTTTTTTACGACCCATTCGAACAACATTTGCTTCCGCAATAATTTCTCTAATTACTTCTGATACAATGCTCATTTGTCACCAATTTTAAATGAAACTTTGCTCATTGCAAAGTTTGCTGCCTTTTCAAATCCCTTTGGCGTCGTAAGCATCTCAGCAAACTTCTTTTTGTTTTCGTCGTTTAATGCACCATGGACCATATGAATGGCTTTTGCTGCACCATGACTGACTTTAAGTTTAGAACCGTCACCAAATTTCATATGACGAGCTGTTTGTTTTGGCGATTCTTCTTGAGCATACTTTGCAACTTGATCTAGGCTTTCCATTACATCTTCAAACTCTGAATCTTCAGAAGTTAAACCAGGAACTACATTTGAAGGATTTGTAACATTGCGTGGTCGATATGGAATTGTAAATGTTAATCCAAGTTTTTCATTTGAATACATAGCAACTCTTTTTCCATCTGGAAAAATACGAATACCTTGACGACGAAGAACCAACATTGGAGGTGGTTGTATTTCGTCTTGCAATGCTTCAGATAATTGATTTTTGTCTGTAATCTCAAAACTGTTTTGTAAATTTTTACGAACAGCTTGAAATGATTGAGTAGAACCAAGAGCTGCTTGTGATAAAGAATCATTGTACTTCATCAAAACATCTCGTTGATTTTTAGGAAGTTTAGCGACATCGCCAACCTGTGCGTGTTTACGCATTGCCATCTTAAGAGTTGGCAACTCGGCTGACGTCATTATCCCTGCACGAACAAGCGCATTTAATTGCGCAGCGTTGTTAGGCATCGCTTCCGTCAATCTCAACTTCAGTTGTTTCAAGTTCATCTGTTCCTACTTCTACTTCTGGCACAATAAGTGTTGAGGCAATCTCAACTTTTTTAACTTCTAATGCGTCAGTAACTTTACTTGCAATTGCAGACTGAAAAGCAGCTGCAAATGTTTCTTTATCTTGATTTAACGCCGCATCAATTAGTTCATAACTTTCCATAATTTTTCTCCTAATTTATTTAGTAATTTCTGATTGAAATGCTTGATCAACACTTGAATTTGGTTCAGCACTAGTCTCTGGTAGAGGATTTTCTGCTTGCTCTTCAGCAATTTCTACATCCATTCGTTTAATGCCTTCCTCGTCAAAATGTAATACATGTTTCTTAACATACGCTTTTGAATAGTATGTTCCAACATACGGATCAATTTGCGCCATAAGTTGTAAACGAGCACTCATAAGTTCTGCTTCTTTTAACTCAGAAAAATTATTATCTTTGAGAAAATCGTAGTGAATCTTTTCTTTTAATGTTTCCCATTCATCGATAGAACAAATACCTTTTAAAGATAATTGACGCTTCATCAATTCATCGAATAAAATAGTAAATCTATTTCTTAAACGGTCGACAAATTTTGAAAATTTTAGTTCATCTCTTGTAATCTCTGTTGAACGACCAAGAGAGAATCCTGTCTGTGTTTCTAAACGAGAAATAGGAACATTTAATGCTTTGTATAATTTATTTTCAAAGTAGCGAACATCAGACAACTCTCCGAGATTTTGACCTGCAGGAAGAGTAGTAATTTCTGTTGCCTTTCCTTCACCACGTCGTGGAATATAAAAATCTTCCATCATTGACATAAACTTGCGATCGTCTTTGACTTCGCCAGTTGAAGAATCATACACAACCTTGTTACGGAACTTCGTCATAATATCACGAAGATACTGCTCTGCCTTTTTCGATGGCATGTTTCCAACATCGATATAAAATACACGACGCTCTGGAGCACGAGACAAACGATAAATTACGACAGCATCTTCGACCATACGAAGCTGGTTAAGAGGTTTTATTGCTTTGTGAACATGAGACAATACCATTTGTCGTTTTGCATCTAGTAATCCAGAATTAATATTCACGATTGCATCAGCGGCAATTTTAACTGAAGTATCATTTACTTGTGTGATTAATGTTTGCCCTTGCACAGTTGCCTTGTCATTGAACACATAGAATTCTTGATATCCATCGATAACTTCGATCTTTGTGCGAGGATCTTTCTTTTTAATAACTGTTCGAACTTTTTTAATTTTGCGAGGATCGATATAAACTAGTTCTTGAATTCCCATTCTTGGATTTTTTTCATCGATCAAAACTTGGTAAAATAGTCTTCCATCGATATACCACCCACGAAAAATATCTGATCCCATGTTTGAGAAGTCTAACATGCGAAGAACATTTTGAAATTCTTCACGGATCATCTCTTTTACATTTTCTGGTTGTTCTAGATCGTCAACTATGATTGTAACAGATTTACCTGTAACATCGTGCACAATTGATTCATTTACGATTTCATCAATTGCAGATTCAAGTTCTGGTTGCATCGCCATCTCGCGATAACGAGTGACTAGATCATTTTCGTTTTTAAAACTTGCTTCTAAATCAAGATAAGTGCCAAAATATCCACCAGCAGTTACTGTTATTGCACCATCATCAGAAACAGGTGTAGAAACTTGAGGTTGAAGCTGCTGTGGCGCACCTTCTGGTTTTGTGCGAGTAATTTCGAAACCGAATAGATTAATTGACTGCGCCATATATTACTCCATTATAAAAATGGGGGAGGATATCCTCCCCCAACACACTATATTTAGAATAGCGATTCAACTGGTGTTACTAGAGACGTTGTAACACCACGATCAATTGATTCCCAGTACTGATAAGCAAAGTTGACTGTGTATTCTTCAATCGTGTCGTTTGAACCCCAGTCTAGATCAATTTGAGAAATATCTGTTGGGAACATACCAACTAAACGATATCTCTTGAGTCTTTGACCCCCTTTACCATACTGAGTTACAGTGGCATCAACACCATATTGCTGTGATGTTCTTGCTGTTGCTGAGCGAAGGTTTGTAACATTTTCATTAATACCGCGAACCCATGATTCCATCGAATTACGAATTCCGAAATCTTCATCGTTTAAAATCGTTACTGACCAATCAGCAAAAGTACGATTACCAGCAACCTTTACTTCGCGACCGAAGTAAGGCACTGTAACCATTCCAACTGTTGACCCTGGAAGAGCAGCAGTTTTAACCATGAATGTTGATTTCGCAGTAGATATTGCTCTTCCTGTTACATATGAAGGAAAATTTAATTCGACCTCAAATAGATTTGGACGAGCGCCATCACCCTGTAATTGAGTACGAAATTGATTTACATTAAAAGCCATTGTTTTCTCCTGACTTTATCTTTAGTCTATTTATTAGAAACGACCAACGATTTCATCGAAGGCAACACCAGTACGAACAGCAACAAAGTTCAACTGTATGTAGTTGATTGCTTTAGCTGGTTTGATGTAGATGTCACCGATAAATTCGTTGCGGTCAACAACTTCTGGACTATTATTTGTTTCGTCACAAACAACACGGAAGTCATAGATGCCGCGACGACCCTGCACTAATCGTAGGAATGGCTCAACAAGATTAATAAATTGTGCTCTTGTAAACTCATCATTGAATTCAAAGAGGCTTGCCTTCGCTGCTCTGCTGATTGCCTTCTCGAGAACGATAAACAAACGACGAACATTAATACGATCAAACGCGCTTGGTCGTGTTAATAGTGTTTTATCACCAAACAGAACAGTGCCTTCTCCTGGGAACGAAACAACAGGGTTTACACCTGCCTTGTATAGCGTGTCTCGTTGTGCTTGATTTGGATTAAATGCAAGTTTAACCACATTTCTTAATTGACCACGATTAAATCCAGCTGGTGAGAACCATGGATCGCGATCTAGATCTGTGCGAGCGCAGAGACCAGCAATATCACCATTTAGTGGTATGTATCGATAGACATCATTATATTTGTCGTATTGATACTTCCAACCACTATCTAGCACAGCAAACGAAGTTGATGTAAGAGAATTGCGGAAATTAGTAATTGCTGTTACTGGATCAGCAGCCTGAACGTTTGCGAGAGCAGGTGACACAAATGTCACACAGTCGCGACGACCATCAGAAAGAGAGATAGTATTTGCTGCAACCGTTGATGAATGACCTGCTGTCATTACAAGACTAATATCAACATTTTCAGAGCTTGCAAACTGTTGGTAAGCAATTTGAACATTACCATCAGTCGGTGTAGCATCCACACCTTGTACAAAAGAGATGCCATTTATATTTTCGCCAGCAAATGAGTGGCTTGCATTAGCAGCAACGCCCCATGTTGCATTGTTTTGACCTAATCCATATACCCATTTTGAGTTATTATAGAGAACATCAACCCAATAAATGCTTTGACCAGACTCACCTTTAGCGTTTGTTGCTTTCGAAACGTTTGAATATCTTTCTAGAACAGTGTTTGCAGTACCAGTGATTAGACCATCTTCGTCGATAATTGCGATATGCATTTCATCATTCGCATTTGACTTAAATTTCGCAGCAACAAACGGTGAAGTTCCAGGAGCAGCATCGAAAAATGGAGCATATGTCCAAGTTGAGAATGCTACAGCATTTGAATTTGCGCAAAATGCAACCTTCAACGAGTTACCTAGTGAACCAGGATAACGAGCTGCTACAGCAACGTTTGCATTTGTTGCAGTGTAGAAACTATCAAAGTAGTGACCTTCATTGCGAATCTTAACATTACTTGCAAAAGCATTAGCAGCAACGTTTAGAGCTATCGCAGTGTTTAGAGTTGCTGCGTCAGCTCGAGATACAAATAGACTGCTGCTATACGCAAGGAAATTTGCAGCAGTGAAGAAAGTTAATGCAGTTGTTGAATCTGGTTTGCCAAACACTTGAACGAGCTCATCTTCTGAGCTGACTAAACGGGCAACATCGATTGGACCCCACTGAAACGCGCCAGCGACTGCGCCAGTGGATGTGGAAACTGATGGTACAACTGTGGTTGCATCAATCTCGGATACATTCACGCCTGGTGATACTAGAAAAGCCATGTTTTTGCTCCTGTTAAATGGAGATTAAGAAATATACGGTTTATTTAGTAAAATGAGGTTTTTAGTGATTTACTGGCGTCCAAATATCACCATTTTCTAGATAACTTCCGTCATTTTGATCAACATCGATATGTCCACCCAAAAATGTAGGAAGTCTCTCCTCTTCGATCTGTTTCATCTGTTCTTCATACAATTTTAATCTGATGTCAGTATTTGTTAACTCAGAGAAGAATTTTTGATTGGTTAACCATGCAAATAAAACAAGAGTCATAACAAGATCGTCATGACTTCCTTCTGCAGCCTCAAAACTTGTTCCATTCGATATAAAGGTCGAAAGTTCTGATATTGTATCAAAATCTTGTATAATGAGCTGTTGCGCTTCTATAAGATTCTTCATGATAGAACAACCGAGTCTCTTTACAGATTTTGTAGTTCGAACTCCTCGGTAGGACTTGTTTCCGTATCCCCATGTAACTGCAATCTTTCCTTTAATCTCTACTGTAGAAAGAATATTTTCATACTCATACTCATCAAATAAAGAATCGACGACTTGCTGACCATTATCATTAATTTCAATCAATACATACGCTGAGTTATAATATTCACCCATACGCCTAATAATTGATGGATACACAATAGGGCTGATGTTGTTATCTTTATATGTACAAACTTGTTTATATGGTATACTTGTAACATCGATAACACTAAATGCAGAATAGTCAAGTCCTCTACCACGAGCAGTATCAGCAATAATTACATAATTGTGCTCTGGAATCGGAGCTTGATAAACTTTAATTCCATTTTCCGAAAGATGTATTGGTTTTACAAATGCAAGGGACTTCAAGGCTGCAGAAGAAAGTAATGTACCTGCCGACCCCATAAACTCGCATTCCATTTCCTGTAAAAACTTTTCGTCTTTAAGAATGCGTCTTTGGTCGTCTGCCCATGCTTGATCACGACCTGGAACCTGTCGCCAGTTGGCTTCAATATGTTTGAATCCACTTTGTCCTTCAATTGCTTCGGTCCACATTCTGTAAAAATGATTCATTCCATTTGGCGTGGAAGAAATTAGAATCTTAGACTGCGTACCAGAAGAGATAGTTGGGTATACAGAGGTGAAGAACTCATCAGCAATATTACTTGGCACGAATGCGAACTCGTCAAGATATAGCAACGAGATAGAGTAACCACGAATCGCACTTGAAGCAGTGGAGGTTGCCATTATACGACAGTTGTTTTCTAGTTCAATGTCACCTTTGTTCCATACTTTTACACCCTGTTGTATCCAAAGTGGTAATGCTTCATAGGCAATTTTAACTCTGTTTAAGATTTCGCGAGCTGTTGGTGCTTTATTTGCCAAGATAGCCACAAATTTATCTTGATTAAACAGAATATACCAAAGGATATATCCAACGACCATCGTAGTCTTACCGACCTGACGACCTGCCTTTACTATAACGCGGCGATTATCATTAATATCTGTAATTGCTTGTTTTTGGAATGGATACAAAGATATCTGCACAAAACCCTTGTCAAGAGTAATAATCTTTACATAGTTTTCGATAAAGTAGATTGGATCTTTTGAGCATTTAACATACTCGCGGATTTGTTCTTCCGTGAGCTGCATTGGCATATTAATGCGTTTTAAAGAGGGATTCCCAAGATAATGCTTTAGTTTAGATCTAAGATTCATTTTTTATTTGCTTCAATAGATCTGCTGTAGATCCAATGAACACTGCTTTATCAATTGCAATATTTGTTGGTGCTTGCTCTTTTGGTTGCAATTCTTGTTGTTGCCGTTGAAGAATCATAAGTTTCTCTGTGACATCAGAGAGATTCTTAATCATGTTGGCTGCTACTTCGTATGCTCGTGGATGCTGTGATTCTCTCGCTACCTCAAGAATACCATCCAAAGCCTCATTACCCCTTTCGATAAGGTTGTAATAATTAGAACGCGAGTAATCTGCATCAGGATTTTGTGAATCATCCTGATGAACAATCATCGATTTAGTTTCTTTATCACTTACTACAGGAATATAGTCAGTGTTTAGAATATTAGAGAGATTTTTATCAACTTCACTCATATTATTTTATAAATTTGGAAACTCAATAACTGTTTCATCAAATCCAAACGCAGTTTGAGCACTTGCATTATTTGGCGTTGGAACCACTGAGAGATTAACTAATTGATTTTCTGCTGTGCTAAATGATTGTATTTTATATGATGTATTTGTAACTATGCCAGTTAGATTTCTTCCTGTTTCAAGAACTCCATTAACATCAGATACAACAAGAACTTTGGTTGTATTACTCCAACTACTAACTGTTGCAGTTGAATTTGCTGCATCTAATGATCGACCCTCAAACACTACTTCCCCAGTTTGATAGTTTCCTACGCCACTATTTGCATTCATAGTCAATTCACGAAGACCATCTAATTCAAAAATTGAATTGAATGTATTTGCAGTAGACTTTCGAATGATATTACGAGATAGGATTGGACCAAACATATAACCCTTTGCTGTAAATGTTAATGTCCATATTATCATTCTTGTTGTATCTGGTGCGCCAACACTGTCAACATTGTATGAGATGTTTTGCAATATAAATGGAACATCAACTTTTTGATCTGATAATCCTATAACATCAATTGTTACATTGTAGTCTGGATTAAAGAATGGTAAAATTTGTTCAATAATTTGAGTGCCATCTTCAGTGTTACGAACATAGATATTTAATTCAAAATCAAAATTATATGGAGTTGTGCGAATCGACTTTATTGTTGTTTGTGTCTCGGGAGAAAAAGATTCAGTAAACAAACTTCTTTTTCTCATTGGGTCATATGTTATTGATGTTAAATCAAATGACATTCTTGGTAATGTGATTTGAACTTCTTTTGTAAGTTCTGGATCTTGCGTTATGCGTTGATAAAACTTTTCTTTTTGTGAGTATTGCAACGGAACATTAATTCGTTCAATTTCTTGAGTTCCTGCCTTATTATAACGAACCAAACGAATATTATTAAATAATGTGCCAAACGCAACAACCATTTTACGAGTTATACGATGATAAAAGTGAATATTAGATAACATTATGGTTCACCAAATGGATTAATCTCAGTAAAATCTATAATTCCATCAGCTTCTGATTCAAGTATATCATTATCTTCAATATTTCCTACATTAACATTGTTAAGTAAATCTGGTGCTCCGTTTAGAGTCCACTGAGCATTACTTGTTGAGCCTTTAACTAAAGTGCCACCTACAAATGCGCCTTTTACATTTCTTACTTTTAATTTTTGTGTCGGTAGATTCCAACCAGCAACAATTGCTTTCGCTGTCGCAGTTGCAAGATTAGACCCTTGATATACAACCTCAAAGCGTTGGAAAGTGCCTGTGCCACCAGCGTTTAAATTTAATTCTAGAACATTACTTTGTAGATCTGCAATACGATCAATTTCTTCTGTTCCAGTTTGTAGCAGCTCTCCATTATACTTAAATGCTTCTACAGTTAATCCATACATGTATGGATTGATAGAATCTCTACCTAATTGAAAGAAGTTTTTTTCTTCTTGAACAAACTTAATCTCCATCAATTTAAATTGAATTGGTAGATAAATTAGGTCGCCTTCTTTTGGAAGTCTTCGATCAGCACCCATTACTGAAGCAACTTGACGCTCAAATCTTCTTCGAGCAACGCAAAGGCGAGCAGTATCTTGAATTTCGAGACCAAATTTAGAGAAAAATTCTTGATTACCTTCATAATTTTGAAAAGATTCAAGATACATCTCTAACTTAATTGCTTTTCGAAAATATTTTACTGGATCGTCACCAAAAAGTTCATCAATTGATGATTGTGATTCTCTAGGAAGATAGTAAACATCTATACCATGATTCTTAATTGATTCTATAATCAAATCTTCAAGAAGATTTTGCTCAACGGTTGCTCGTTGATTATTAAAATATACACTAGTTGCCATTTTAGCCTACTAAAAATGCAGTTGGTTCTTCGTAAGTATCACGAAGTTTTTCATTTAGTTTTTCTAATTCTGCTGATGCTTCATCATAAATTTGCTGACCGTTGATAACCAAACCACCTGGAAGAACATAATTTCCATACTTCTTTAGATTAGTGCCCCATTGTTGCTTAAACAATGTAGCTGTGTACTCTTTTACCCACAGGTCATTGTATACTTTCTCATATGTTTCTGGATCTACAATTCTATGAGCCTCAAATGCCATAAAATTGCCAACATCAAATCTATCCCAATCAGTAATTACGGTAAGTCTGTTTATATTTTTATTATATGTGTATGGCATCTGACCTGTTATAATCATATCTAACATTGCTAAATGTTCTTGAGCGATAACAAAGTAGGTATAGGATGATGATGTTAGATTATAGAAATCGTTGAGACGCAACTGATAATTAATATCAAACATATTAAAACCAGTCGAAGATGTTGAACCCACAGTTGAACCTGTAAATGCAAATACTCTTGACACACTAACAATATTATCACATAGTTTCAAGTATCCATTTAATTTATCGGCATTTGTTATAGCCTGTGACAAATATACTCTTTCTGTACCATCATAATGATATGTTGAATAATACTGCAGTGCATCATCGATTCGATCTTCGAGTTGATCGTCATCGACATTGATGTCAATTACAGGAAATCCGAGTTTACGGAGACAGTAATCTTTAAGTTGAGTTCGAGTGCTAGGTTGCGACATTTAGAACCTCTCTAAGTATTCTATATTTAGTCACTCGATTAATTTACCATTTCGAGAGTTATAAACTCGATTTGGGTCCATATGAGAGAATTGCTCCCAGTTTGGCTCTCCTGGCTCGAGTCGTTTACCAACAGTCTCTTCTCCGATATGAACGATTAAATTTTGACCTTCTGGACCCTTTAAAGTTGCAGAATACATTTGATGGAAGAAATTTAGATAAACCATGATCATTCCTTCGTTTACATTAAATTTCCAGTAATCTCTAAACGAATATTCGATCACATTTTTACGATAGAGCGAGAATATAATTGGAAAGGTTTTTACATTTTGGCTATAGTAATAGTTTCCAATTTTAACATCGGTAACATCGATTACGGGTTCAGTTTCATGAAAGTACCATGATTGACGCTGAAGAACGACTGAAGCCATTTTTTCATCTGATTCTAGAATAGTTATCAAGTCGTCAATTCGAATCGGACTCGTCAATAGAACATCGTCCTCTTGATGTAAGATATAGTCATAATCTTGTGTTTTTAACCAATCGAAGAACGCGCTCCAATTAACCGATAGACCCAAGTTAGTCTCGTTAAATCGTAAATTAAAACCATAAACCTTTGAGATTAGGTCAAATATGGCAGGATTCCTATTTCTCGGATAATCGTCGATAATTAATTTATCAACCGTATGATTGCCATAGTCTAGATTTTTTAGAGACTCTAGAGTCGGCATCAGATACTTGATTCGATTCGTAGAGAATATTACATGCAAGATCTTCATCAGTACTCTGTATTAAAGAAAAAGGTTTGAAACAATCGACCATTTTGATAATTATTGCCAAAATAGTCTAACGATGCATGATATAAGTTTCCACGATACAGCACAATTCGATTATATTTGTTTGCAACATAATCTGTCTTTTCCCATTTAGTGTAATCGTATCCATCATGATATGGTGCATCGCGATCGATCCTTTCGTATTCTTTTGTTTCTTTCCATCGATATAAGGCAGTTCCAGAAGAAAGTGGTGCATCGGGTGTCAGATAACAAACAGCTGCCCAAGTATTAAAACTATCAGCATGAATCCATGTTCTGTCTTGAGCAGTACATATTTGAAACGCACCAGTATATCCAGATTCTTCAAACCAATTGGTAATCTGACCACCTGCATTTTGTATAATGTATTGAAGAGAATTCCTTAAATCATCAGGAAGCCATGGCTTTGTTCGAACTCCAGGATAGTTTCCAGAGACTTCAAATGGTTGTGACAAAGCATATGCTCTTACTTGATCAGGGTTTTGATAAAAGTCGTCAACAATAATTAAAGTAGTTTTCATTTGTCACCTAGTAGTACATAAATCGTGCTGAGGTTCCATCCCACCCTGAAACTATCCAATCAGTCTCAATTATATCCTTTTCGAATGGTCTCGTAAAGTAATATGACAACGTTTCAATGTCATAATGCGCCATCTTTTCATTGTCTAATAGATTAATAACTGCATCATTCATGTCTATAAACTTGTCAAACTGATGAATGCCAAATCCATATAACACAGTGCAATATTGGTGTAGTCGATTGTTATTTTGCTGTGCTCGATAATCTACAAATTGGTATCTCCAATTATCGTTCCATTCAAAATTTAATGGTCGTTTAAAAAATATCTTATCTTTATTCTCAGGGGTAAACAATGCATCGTTAAAATTGAAATAGAAATATCTGCCAGTCGCCTTAATGACATAGTCATAATTTTTAATTTCGTTTTTAAATGTTTTGTAGTAACTATTTAAAAGTGCGCACTCACATAGACTTTTATTTTGATGGTGATTTACAAGATTAAAGATTTCTGGCGCATACTCTTTGACAGGCAAATAATCAACATTCTTAAGATGCCTTAATGTCACAATGTAATCTGCACAATCTTCTGACGAGTCTACAACTACAATCTTATCATTCGGAAATGCTGCTTGTATCGAATTGATTGTAAAGATTGTTTGCCTAAATCGTTCCTCTGCTCCAAAAACAGAGCGAGTTGGACTGTATGTAAAAGTCCCAGGCTTTGGTGCGATAGAAGAACTAACTACAAATAACTTACGCATAAAATGAATTTAAAATAACTTTATCTAAGTATTGCTTATGCTTCATGTGAATAACTTCGTCAGAGAAATTTAATCCCCATGATCGACAATCGCACAAGTCTATTTTATCTATTAAATTCATAGCATTTAATAGTGATTTGAAATCCCTCACTCGATATCCTGTTTTCCCCTCGAGAACAATCTCTGGAAATGCACCCCAATCAGTTGTAATCACAGGTGTACCAGAAAGATTTGCTTCAATGATCATATTACCAAATGGTTCAACATAGTGTGTTAATCCAAACAAACACTTGGCATTTTTCATCAATTGTTTTCGCTGCTTTGCATTTGCAACACCAAACATTTCAACATGATTTGGTATTCTGTCATAACCTAATGCTTGCAACGATCCAGGACCAGCGATGACGAGTTTCTTGCCCATCTTTTCTGTTGCTTGAATGGCTAGATGTACACCTTTTTCTTCACACACTCTACCAAAATACAAGAAATAATCTTCTTTCTTTTCACTATATTCAAATTCACTTACTGTAAATGGATTGCCGATTACATCATCGAACCAGCTTGGCGACATTAACATGTCACGATCACCATAAAAATAATGCATGTTTGCATATGATGTGAATACTCTATATGGAGCAAACACGCCATTGGCGCGATATCCAATTGATGGTTCAACAATTTTACATCCAGGATTCATATCACAAGCAACTTTATTATCCACACCAAAAAAACAAACGATAATATCGCCTGTGCTTGCTCGCTCTTGAATCTCTTTACCTGCTAACAAATTAAATTCGTTAATTTCAACTGGTGTTGTTGGAATGTCGACATGCTCGCAGTCGACTTGTGCGCCTGGAACTCCATAATGAATCATATGGAAATGTTGAGACAAATGTTTAATGTACTTGTGTGCATGAACTGCAAATGGATCAACGCGATTCATCAACCCAGTAGGATTGCGCGGATTTGCTAACACATGTATTTTCATAATAAACTCATAAAATAATATAATCTATTTATCGAACTTATCGAAGGTCCTTCATAGTCAAAGTGCCCCAATATGTCGTACCACCATCATATGTGATAAATGTCCACAAGTCACGAGCATTTGCATCTGTTGTCGCAGGAGGAATAGATCCACCAGCCCAATAAATTGTATTGGAGAATGATGGCAATCTTCCACCAGTTCCATCTTGCGACAATAATAGCGAGAACATTTGACCTGTTCCAGAAGATGGTGCATTCGTAAATGTAAATGCCACATTTGCTGTTAATGTATGACGGAAATAGTTAGCAGTTGTAAGACTGACAGTATTTGCGCCATTAGTGTTTGTATTCGAAACCATAAAGTCTTTTACAGCTTTAAGCGTTGCACCTTCATTTGGTCCAGTTGGACCTGTGTTGCCTTGAGGACCTTGAGGACCTTGTGGTCCTTGAGGACCTTGTGGACCTTGTGGACCTTGAGGACCAGTGACACCTTGTGGACCTTGAGGACCTTGAGGACCTTGAGGACCAATCACACCTTGAGGACCTTGTGGTCCTGTATCACCAATGACACCTTGTGGACCCTGTGGACCCTGTGGACCAGTGACACCTTGCGGACCTTGTGGTCCTTGTGGACCAGTGACACCTTGTGGACCTTGAGGACCTTGAGGACCAATCACACCTTGAGGACCTTGTGGACCTGCGTCACCTTTATCACCAGTACGAACAAATGTTATAATAACATTAGTGCTATTTGAGAAGTTCGAGCCAGTTAATGTTGAGTTCAATCCAGCAACAGGAACAACGAACCAATCAGTAACATGAAGATGAGTACCGTTAATATTGAAAAATGCATATTCTAAAACGTTTGCAGAATTTGCAATCTTGAACGTGCCTTTGATTGTTGATG